GCAGATTAGTGTGGTAGGCGTCCCAGACTCGGAGCGATGCCAGCGAGACCGGGAAGACCATGTTTGGGTCTTGCTTTAATATGGTCGCCCGCGTCTGGGAAGAAACGCCGGTTTCGGGGATCGTTAGCGTCTGTGAAATAGTTAGCGTGTCAGCTGAAAACGCAGGCATGTATATAAGTCCTAAAGTAGTCCTAGTCCTGAATATGGCAGCGAGCCATAAACTTGAGTATGTAAATACAATGCATTGTCTGCATTGTATTCCTGTGTTCCGTCAGCCTTAAGCATCACGGGCTTTGATGTTTCGCGGCCTTGAGCATCCACTCCTCGCTGTATGTAGCCTGCCATATTCACTATTACACCTTCGTGACGCCACCGCTTGTACCACGCTTGAGCGTTAGTCGTGTTGGCATACGGTTCACGAAATTGGATGCGAGCGGTCACGTCCCACTGTGACAGTGGAGCACCGTAAGTAAATTTGTTTTTTGCAGCAAATCCAACTAGGCGAGCGGTTCCCGGTGGCCAGCCAAGATAGTAATCAGCGTTAGTCGCTCGCCTATATGCTGCTATGCTTTTCGTGTTGATGGAAATGAAACTGCGACGAATAACAACGACCTGATCGGACACATCCATCGACAGGCCTTCAACCTGCTCGTTATTTGCTGTGACAATTGCCGCCCCGTCCCAATCTCTATCGATTGGCTCACTAGTTGTTGTGTCGGTCCATTCAACGTCGATTGCTGTGGCGCTGATTTCACCTTCATACGTCACGACTGCGAGCCAAAAATATGGCCCGAGCGGCGAGAATACAACCTGCCGCATGTAGGTGTTTGGGACAGTATCATGTAGCGAACCATACTGCGGCAAACCAGTTGCCGCTTCGACTACTGAAACATCATCGCCAGGCTCGCAGAGTATCTGGTAACCCTCCGTGAGAGACGCCTTGTTGGCGAACGTGAAATACTGATCAGACGAAAATGTTCCGCCGGATTTACTCCACATTTTGGTGATATTTATTACGCTCATATCAACGGCACCATTCGCGTTGTTTTGCTGGTGTTTTGAACGACCTGAGTGACTAAATCGATTAACTTGTCAAGTCGTTGCGTTTGCGGCCCGCGAGTTAATAGCCGGCCCTCAGCCGCTTGAGTGGCCGACGCCCCGAGATTTTGTTTATCAAATTTCAGGTCGATATCTTTTGTCAGATCGTCTTTTGCGGCGTCGGTAATTTTATCGACGCTTATCGTCCGCTCTTTCATTTTTTTGGAAAACTCATCACCCAATTTCCCGCCGAGCTTGCCCATTTTTTCGGCGAGTTCTTCTTCGCGACCAGTAAGCTCCCTGACGGCAATTTCCGGAAGCGATGTAATGGTCGACTTAAATCCCTCCAGATAGCTGCGTCCGGCAATTTCCCCGAGCGAGCCGAGAACGTCGGAGCCGCCCATCGTCTCAACAAACATCCACAACGCGGCCAGCGCGTCGACGATTTTCATTACATGATTAGTGACGACGGTATAGGCCGCTGAGAATGCGTCGACGAAGATGTTTGGCAAGTTTTCAACGAACCAGTCAAGATACGCAGGGATCACCTCGTTGAAATAGTATTTCACGTTCTCGCTGATTTTAAGCATGCCGAGTTCTGCCGCCGCTTTCACAATCTCCCACACGTCGCCTAGATTGGTTAAAATAACCTCAAAGAACGTCCACACTCCTACCATAATGTTGACGCCGTCAACGACTTTTTGAGCCACCCAATCCATCATCGGACCAATGTTGGCAAGGGTCTCTTCCGCAAACTCAACGGCTGGCACCATGATTGATTGCAGCGATTCGGCGAATACTTTAATTCCCTGATTCACGAGAATTCGTATCGGTGCAATTATCGCACCGACCGATTCCATCAGGTCACCCATCGCACCCGCCGCACGGTCTGCCGTTCCCGCCACGCCTTCAGACGCTTCGGCTTTCATGTCAAGCCCACGGGCCGCCAATTCACTTGCGAAGGCCATTTTCTGATCCATGCTTTGCATGAATTTCATCTGCGGGAACATGCGTTCTAAGCCGTCGAAGTTCCTCTGCTGAGCCTGTCGCATCATATCCATACCGGATTCAGCGGATACGCCCATCGCTTCGCCGAGTCCGATGCCAGCCCGTGCCATGTCGTCGAGCTGATCAGTTGCGACGCCCATTGTTTGGGCTTGCCGCAATAACCCAAGTGTTACCTCATCGCCGACGCCTGTTAGTCGCTGCATGTTGCTAGCAAACTCTCGTAGCCGTGCCGACTCCGCGTCTACATTTGCACCCTGTATTGACAGACCGTTATTGAGTTCGCGGACTGCGTCCGACTGCTTGTCATAGGCGATATTGATCGCATCAAGCCCGCCAAGTATTGCCGCTGCCCCTTTTACCGCCGCATAAGCTGCTGTCAGTCCGAGCGTGACATTAGTTAGCAGGCTCGTTTTGCTAGACAGTGCTTCAGTTGATCTCTCCAGCCGCTTGAGGGATTTCTCAGTCGACGACAACGCAGTGGACGCATTGTCTTTCCCGCCGATGACGAAATCAATTCCCGTGCTGCTCATTGCGTTTGCCTTTGTTCCCGTTCCGCTTTGATCTGCATTTCGTCTCGCTTCAATCGGTCTCGAAGCTCAAACCACCACGCTGATTGATCCAGCAACCCGCCCGCCACTGGCAAGTGATGTTCAGACGCCGAAACGATCTGAATGTCTGAAATTAATTCGTTGCCAATGTAACGACTCGGGCATTCTGTTAGCTTAAAAAATCCTTCGTCACAATATTCGCATCCGTCGCCCTCACATTCAGGACATTGCACGTCCGCCGGCTGTATTTCATTCACGATCCCACGACATTTTCCGACGCATGATCGACATAGTTCGCCGCACCTAATCAGGGCAGCGACTCTGATTTTTTTTTATCGTCCCGATCCGCCCGCCCGCCACCGGCAACAAACGAAAACACTTCTGCCAACTCTTCGATGTCCAGCACGTCGCCGATTGTGTCCGGCCCGAATTTAATTTCATTTCCGTCCGCATCAATCATGTTTTCCCAGTCTGTCAGGCAGATCGCAGCCGCGTCCAACGCTGCTACTATCTTGTCATCTGCTTCCGCCGTTTTCATTTTTTCCATCGCGGCCATCAGCTTCCGCTGTTGATTCAGCGTTAACGTTTTGGCAAAAATACGTGGCTGAGTTTCGTGCGGCTTGTCTACGTCAGATGCTAGCACGAGCGTCAGCTTACTTGATGGATCTAGACTTTTTGGCATTGTTACGATGTCGCAGTAAAAGTGATTGTAAGTTCAGAATCGGCAGTTGCTCCCTGCGTTGCCAACCATGTTAAATCGTCAGTAATTAAGTCGTTGCGGTTGCCGTGTTGTTTGTTTTCGAGCTGTGCTTGCGGAGCACTGATCACGAGCGTTGATGTGCCAGTTCCGTTCAGCGTGACCGCGAAAACACCTGCGGCCATATCCTTCCACTGAGTGTCACGATCTTGTGTTGCCACAAGAACCGCCTCCGGATCGGCAGTGATAATCGGTGTCCGGTTTGTAATCATTGCCGAGATAAATCCTGTCACGTTTCCAGCTTGAGCACACTCTCGCATGATCACCGCATTACCCGCGTCAATCCCCACCGACGATGTGCATATTCCAACCGAGTTCCATGTCACGGTGCCGTCGGCAAATCGCAGTACCGGTGCTGTGGGATACGTCGGAGCAATTAGTGCTGTGTCTGTTTCGTTGGCCGAGTATTTGCCGGTGAACGTGAACGTGATCATCGCTCCCTTACCAGTTGGGCATGTGATCACAAACGTTCCCACCGCCCCCACGAGCTGGCGAAGTTTACCGTCATGATAGTGCCCGAGCGTGATTGTCTTCACTCCACCAACGCCGGCACCTTGAGACACCGGGGAAAACACTCCCGCCGAATTGACCCAACCGCAAGCCGGTAGCAACACGCTAGCCCATGTCGGAATCAACGTCCCGTCATAGGTGAGTTCGTGTGTAATTGTACACGTCCCCTGCATCCCCTCCGGTACTGATTCGAAGTAGTTGAAACCGCCTTGCCCTTCACGCCGCGTCATTGGTATGTTTGGCTGGATCGTGAAGTCGCGAGCGTTGTATACGCCCTCAGTTGCTCCCAGCGTTTCCGCTGTGCCGACGGTGGTTTCGATTGCTGCGGCAAATACGCTTCGTCTGCGAAGTAGTGGCATTGTGTTGGCTTTCTATGTCTTGACTAGGCCGCTAGCTCGCAGCACGTTTAATTTGATTCGCCGGTCCATTTGCTTTGCCAGTTCGGCTTCGATTTCTTTGACCTGTGGCCCTGACAATTCGTTTTTTGCGTACGCTCCGTAAGCTGACACGCCTTTGAGCTGCACGATCGGAAGCCGGGATTCTCCAACTCGCTTAAAAGCGTTACCCTTCCAACTCATTTTCATCACGCCAGGCTTTGGCCCTTGGAATGCTCCAGCAACGAACCCCCGTCCGCTTGACTTACTGATTCGGTAGCTGACTCCTTTGTTTGTCTGCCGTGCTCCAAAGTGCCGCAACCCGAGACGGGCTGTTTTTTTCAGTGATACCGTTGCGGATAAATGTGCCACCGTGGCCTTCGCTTTGATACTGATCGGCTTCTTCGCCTCAGCTGTTTTCATTGCGACAACTTGACGAATATCCCTTCCAATTTTTACTTTCGTTTTTTGCGATACTTGATTGATTGCACCGGCTAATTCTTTCGGGAATTGTTTTTTTGCTTTGCCTGCGGCCTCTCGCAGTTGCTTGATTTGCTTTGCGTTGATTTCGATTTGAAGCATTACGCCCTCACTGAATAGGGGTCGTTTTCAGCCGTGCGAAACGTGACAAAAAACCGGACCACAACGCCGGCTAATCCTCCTGTTTCCTCTGTGTATTCTTCAACTGGGCCGATTGTCGTGTTGACT